TTCAAACAGGCTAACCGTCCGAAGAAGAAAGAATGGATCGAAGATTATTATCTGCAAATCGCAGCATACGCCATGGCACACGACTACGTTCACAACTCAAACATTGAACAGGGAGTTATCATGGTATGCACGCCTGACCTATATTATCAGGAATTTGTCGTAAGTGGGGCAGAATTAAGGCGCTATAAACATGAGTTTTTGAAAAGATTGGACATGTATTATGACCTATTACATGACGAGAAAGAGAGAACAACACCTATGAAAGCGGAGGACTTTAAATGAAAGTAAAAAGAAAACTATTACACGGCTACTATTTTGACGGCTACAAATCTTGGATTTTGTACGAAGATGAGCACGGTAAAATAATAAAAAGGAGATGGAAAGATGAACGATAAGTTGTTTAGAACGCTTCTAAAGAGATACGAAGCAGAAATTGAAGACGCACACTACAAGATAGACTGTATCAACGACCACAACCTGGTGATACCAGAGCACGTGGACATTACAGGAGAGATAGATACCTTGCTAGCTAAGATAGGCAAGGCAGAAGAAAAGTTGTCCGTAATGAGAAAATATTATGGCGAAAAAAAGGCAAAAGAGATATTATAATTCGACACTTGGGGTGTCGGCAGGGTGTCGGCAGGGTGTCGAACAGGTGTCGCAAATTCAAGGTGACATGGGTTTGTTCTCTCTTTACCCCGAAATTTTCGACACTTGCGATACCCTTGCGATACCTTTGCGAGGGGGGGGGTGTCGAAAAATAAGTGTTGTGTGCCAATGCTTATAGGTCAATTTTAACATTTGCGATACCTTTTCAGTTTTTTTTATTTTTAGCGCAACAAAAAAATAAATTGTCAATTAGGTGTCGAAAGAGTAAAACTAAATTATGCCTAGGAAAAGACGAAAAAGAATTGCAACTGATAGTGCTCCCGAGATACCTTATCCGAGAGTCAGAGTGGAGTGGATTGATTGTGTCAGTGACTCTGGCTGGGCTACTGATAAAGAGTTTGATAAGATGAAACTAGCAAGACCCGTTAATGAAGGTTGGTTATATTCTAAAGACAACAAATCTATAAAACTATTTGCGTCTTACGATAAAGATGATGATGGTATTACTTTTGGGGATCGGACGATGATTCCTCGGGCTTGGGTAAAGAAGATTCAGAAACTTTAGATGGAGTCACATCTATTATTTGACCGTAATCGTTTAAGAGTTGTTTCATTTTTGCTTCTAACTCTTGTTCTGACATATCTTCTAGTTTCCCAGTTTTTATTATTTTTCTGTCTATGTATAGTCCTGCTGCCTTTCCTCGATTTGCTTCAGCGTTCACAGCAGAAGAGAAAGAACCTTTCTTCAGAGCAGCTTCTCTGAGTCTTGCAAGTTCTGCTACATGTCCCTCGTAAGTGACTTCATGTTTTCTTAATCTCTCTTCTTTCAGTTCACCAATGTATTTAACTACAAGTGGTGATAGTCTAGGATTACATAATTCTGATCCTTCTTGTCTTGCACGTTTTGGTGAATACCCTGCCGCTAGCGCAGCTTCGGTTTGAGTCATTGGTCCATCTGGCCCACCGAATACTAGAAACTCAGCGAATCTTTGTTGCATTTCTGTAAGTCGTTTTGGTAATCCCATGATTGACTTTTTAAGGTAACTATCCTATAAAGTCAATAATGTTTGTTAAACATCTACAGGAATACTTAGACCAATTTACTGACGGTAAAAAGGGTAACGCAATATCCAACGCTAGAATTTACATAGATGTTAATGGTCATTTGGAGGAAATAAAAAGAATTGAAGTACAAGAGTCAAATATAATTGGACATAGTATGATTCGTGTTGTATTAAAACATACCAAGCAAAAGTTAATTATCGCTCCTAAAACAACTGATTAGAAAGCATTAGTTACCTTGAAACCTGAGCGAAAATTATATGCAAAAGTTAAAAAATTTATACCTACAATATCGTGGATCCGACTTGAAAATCTTAGCTTATCCGGTACTCCTGATCTATTGGGCTACAATACTTCTGGCCACTTTTTCACTGTAGAACTTAAAGTTACGAAGAGTAACAAGGTACGTCTCTCTCCACATCAAATTAGCTTTCACGTTAAGCATCCGCGTAACAGTTTTATCCTAGTCCAGGCCCTCGATCCGAAGTCCTTGAAACATGTTGAGTATTATTTGTTCCCTGGTTCAGGAATCTTGGCGCTTGAAGCTTGTGGCTTGGCGCTTGAGCCTTTGGCCAAAGGGCTTGACGCTTGTGGCTTGTTGCTTGATTCGCTTGGCGCTTGAAGCTTGGGGCCCGGATCAGGACGTACGTCGCTAGGCCCACGCGTTGAGTTAGCATGACTAATAGCCTGATCCAGTTTA